GCCAAAGACATTACGCAGTCATCGAAACACCCGGCTTCAGCTTCCATGCCCCCGCTTTGGGTGACGATGTAAGTAAGCATCTCTCGGATAGTGACCTTATCGTTGAGTTCGATTGTTCCCTCTCGAACTGAGGCCCTGAGTTCATCGATAATCAGGGGTTTTGTCTTGGAAGTGGTAGTAAAGCCCAACTTAATGGTCTCTTTGTCTGTCAACTTGTCTACCTGCACTTCTGTGTAGAAGTTGGGGTAAGCCATGTCTTTCCCAAGACGGGTACACGTTAAGATACCGTGACTGTTGTTCTCTACGATGATGTAGGCAAAGTTAAAGAACTCACCTAGCTTGTAGAGTACCTCAGCAAAGTAATCTGGATGAACTTGGGCACGATAGGTCGCAACCTGTCGTTTCTTACTGTCTAATACTTGAGCAACTGAGAAGTCACCGCCTCTGACACCCATGGCGACATCAGCACCGATTGTGTACTGTTCGCCGGGGTCAAGCGTACGGTATAACGTACATTCACCGCGTACATTCTCCAGCCAGTCGTCACCTTCCAGCGCAAGCCTCTGCTTAGGCTCTGCGGCTTCTGCTAGACTTTCCTGTAGGCCCTCTGGGTTAAACACAGGGCGTCCAGTTGTCAGGAAGGCTTCTTCTGGCTCTGCGGGATATTCCTGTCGAAAGAGGTCGATGCCGTTCTGTGCAACCTTACGGCGTCTGAACATAAGTTGCTCATCGTCTAGGTCATACTTCTCACACAGCTCTTCTTCCTCTGGGGACCGCTCGAAGTTCTCAGGTACAGGCTCACGATACTCAGGATCAATGTACCAAGGGATAAACACTGGCACATAGCCATTGGTTCCCTCTACGGCACCTTTCCAGAGGTCATAGAAGATACCAGTGACACCATTGGCCGTACTTTCGACAAAGATGGCAGTGCCCTTCTTGTTAGGTACAGCCTGTGTCATACCGTTCCAGTTCTCCAGAGCGGTAGACTTCTGCCAGAAGGCAAGTTCTGAGGCGTGGACGTGTGTGAGGGTCTCCCCTCGCCCAATGCTCTCACCACCAGCTGTGGCAACCACAAACGAACTGTCTAAGACATCAAACGTAAGCTCTCGCCGGCTGGAATACTTAGTGTGAGGCTTGAGTAACTCAGGGCAGTTCTCGTGGTATCTCTTGGTCATGTCGAAGAGGGCACGGGTACTGTCGGAGTGGTGTGTGACAACCATAGCCTTGCAGGCTTTACGTTGGGACACGTTAAAGTACAGATAGCCGCCTACATAGGTCGATAGCCCCTGCTGTCGGGCCTTCAAGATAATGATGCGAACCTTGCCCTCAGTCTCCATCTGGTCTTCTACGGCCTTCTGGAGAATGCGCTGGGCTGGCTTCAAGTTTAGTGACTTGATGTCACCGTCCTTGGTTCTGATCTTGAGGGCTGACTTACTGTAAAAGTCAAAGTCATCGTATAGTTTGCGGCGTACTACTTTAAGTCTCTTGTCCATCTTCGGCTTGCTCATCCTCTGGAGTGACTACTAAGAGCGACTCCAAGAATGCCTCGGCTTTACCGATAGTGACTTCGCTCTTTGCGGCAGGCTTAGTCTTGGTGAAGTCCAAGACCATTCGTGCTGCTGTTAGGCGGTCCCGGTTTTGCCCCGGTTCACGCATGATTTCGACTGCTGCCTTGAGTGCCTCAATGGCATACACATCATCTATCTCATTCTCTTTGGCCATGATTGCTACGATCCTTTCAGCATCTGCTTTTGCCTGTTTCCTGATCGGCGTGATCATTTCGAGGGTGTAGCCATCAGGTGTTCCCTGTGGTCTGCCACCGTTCTTACGCTTTTTTGTTGACCACTGCTTTCTTAGCGCCCTTCCCTCTTCGGTTTTCATTAGGTTTGTGAAGTAGTTGTTCGCTTTTGGTGTCGCCCGGTTTGGGTGGGTCAACTCTTTCTTCGGTGCCTTTTTTCTTGGTACTTTGGGCACTGGCATCTGCTACTCCTACTAATGTTCCAATGATCTTGAGGGTCGTTGGGCAGGCCTTGCAGAACACAGGGGCTGGGAGTGCCGCTGCCATCTCTGCGAGTACCTTGTCTTTGTCAGAACTACTGAGGCTAGACGCCTTTATAGCTTCGATGCCCTGTAAGAAGGGCACCAAGTCAAATGCTGTCTTATTCACTGTTTGCTTCCTTGAGTGTCAGATGCCCCCGAAGGGGCACCTTAGTTATGCGGAGAGAATACCTGGAGCCATCATTGGCTCCTCCTCTTCCTCTGATCCAGCGGCAAGCAGTCCCATAGCTGATACCACAGCAACTAGAGTTGCGAATGGGTGGCTGTAGAACTGGATTTTACCGTTGTTTGCCTTCTTGAACTCATCGCGGATGAGCTTGGTATTGATAGGCATAAGCTCTTTGGCAAGGCGTGGGTTCATTAAGTAGAGCCACATTGGGTCAACAGAAAGCTCTGAGGCCATATTGGTATAGCGTCTATATCTTTCCATGCTAGCTTTATATCTAGCCACATCTTTTGCAGACTGAGCGTTGTTCAGTAAGGACAGTATTTCAGCAATATCTCTGGCAGGTACTGTTTCTGACGGATTAGCCTCCGTAAATGCCTTACCTACCTCTTGGAAAGCGTGTATTTCCTTTATGGCTGGATGATCTTTACCAAGACCTTCAAGGATAGGTTTCATAACAGATGCGTTGTAGCTATTAGCGCCTACTTTGTCCAAATTTCCTGAGAAAGGATTTTTGACACGCTGCATCCCAAACTCACCCTTACCGTCCATATTACCTTGAGTAAGAGAGTGCCCAATCTCATGGAGTGCGGTCATTAGGCTGGTAGTAGAAGTGATCTTATTGCCCCCGATAGAACCACCGGGCTTTACAAAGAACACAAGACTGCCAAAGCCCTTCATAGATGGGCTCCACCTATGCAGAGCAGCTGTACCCCTGTCTTCTCCTGTCGCTTTCTGTAACGCAGTACCAGAGTTCATCATTTTAGCTGTTATGCCAAGGAGTCTTGCTACCTCAAGAGCTTGATCAACGTCTTGGATTCCATTCTCGTACTTACTGCCTTTACGGCCAATCTCAATGATTGCTTTAGCCTCTGGCATAGCCTTTTTGACGGACTTTGCTGTGGGCTTCTTTACCTTTTTGGGCTTTGTAGGCTCGGCATCAAGTGGGGCCACTTTTGGGGGTTCAGTTTGTTGAGCCAAGGCGGGTTGCGGGGGTTGTCCACTATCGACTGGTCCACTTGGGCCAACAGTTCCCGCAACTGTGGGTCCATCTGGTCCACTAGGGCTTGGAGTTGGGGTGACAGGTGGGACATCTTTAGCTTTCTGCTGCTGCTTTACCCTCTCTAGGTAGGGAGTAAGGTAGGTTTCTGCAAGTTTAGGCTTCATTAAGTTGCTTGTGGCTCTGCTGACAATAGCTTCAAGCGAAGCAACGGGGTCTTTGCCTAAGTTCAGCGCCATGCTGTCAAAAGCATCACCTAAAGTGGCACGATCTTCAGCTAGGATAGACGTATCGTTGTCCATCTTGTCACGAAGAGTAGCCAGATAGGCTTGGTTGCTGTTTTTACCAAGCTGACGCTCTATTGGCAGCTGTGGTTCAATAGGCTTTTGACCTTTCTTGGGCTTCTTAGACTCAAAGTTGAGTGTCTTTGCCCGTATGAGAGAGGTCACATCATTTAGAGGACTGCCGTCCATGATGCTTTTGCCTGTGGCCAGTGATTGCTTGTAGGCACGGATAGCACGTTTGCGCTCTGGGGTAGTCGAGGGGTTAGCCAGTACCTCATCAAGTGCCTTCATAATGTCAGCATCAAGTTCAGCTACTGTTCGGCCTTGTGGGCCATAGGTCTCAGTGATGGCAGAGTGAACTGTACCGCGAGGTGAGTTAGGAAGGGGAGGTTCGCCATTAGCATACTGCTGTGCATTCCGCTTGGCCTCTTCCTCATCAAAAAACTGCTTCTTCTGCCCCTCCTCGAACTTGCGGCGGTCATCATCAGCTTTCTTCTGTGCCGTCTCAGCCTTCTGTCTTTCGACTTCGGGGTCTGGTTGATTGCGAAGTGCAGCTTCCGCAGCTCTACGATCTTTAGCCTCTTGCTCTAAATCACGAGCCTCTGGAGCTGTAGGATCAGCAAGACCATCACCGCCTCTGTTCTTCTTGACGAAACGATTAACCTTGGACCTACGTCCAGTGACTGCATCGATGGCACGGCCACCAACTACGAGAGGTATCTGTGCTGCTAACGATTGCCCACCAGTTGCTAAGGCTGCACCAGTGTTGATGTTACCTGCTACCATACCAGCTGGGTTGTACGCTCTGCCAATAGAAGGCAGCGGGTTAAACATATCGGTGAACTTAGACACACCGCCTTTGAGGCCACCAGCGTAGACTTCAGTCAGTACGTTGGAGCGGCGGAATGTGTTAAGGAGCGCTTGACCCTCGCTTGTGTTACCAAAGCGATCTTGCATGAAGTCGAAGTTTTCTTTGGTGACTGTAGTGCCAACTTTACCTTTAGACTGACGTATTGCCTGCTTAAAGAAAGCCTTGTCCTCTGGACTAAGCGCCTTGATCTGGCCCTTCTCTGTGAGAGATATTACCTGAGCCTCTAAGTCTTTCAGTAAGACATCACGGGCACCTTCAAGAGTTTGGTTGGCACCTTTCTTGGAGCTGGAGTCAATATCCTTAAGGTTGTAGCCGTTCTCATCAGCAACACGCTGCAACAATGCAGACACATCAGATGCAGCTTGGGTTGTCTCAGGGTCTAGGTCTTCTTTAGCCTTAAAGACTTTGTCGCCAGCACTATTCACTGTGGTAAGTGTAACATTGACACCACCAGCGGCTGTACCACCCAAGATGGCCTCACCAGCTGCTTGGCGTGGGTCAATCTGTAGACCTACATCAGTGCCTGCTGTTGAACCTGTCTGTTCTACGACACTCTGTGCACCTTCTGTGGCAGTCTCAGCGGCAGTTCTCTTGACGATACCACCCTTGCCGGGGATCAGTGCGTTCAAGGCACCAGATGCCGCTGCCGTTTGTGCAGCAGCTATAAAGTCATCTTTGTTTGGCTTGTCGCGTCCGTTGTTCCGTGCGCGTTCATTGGCAATAGGGCCAAGGAGTTGGACTGCCTCGAAGGCAAACGGACCAGCGAATGCACCCACAACACCACCAGCGGGACCAGCAACAACTGTACCAGCAGCAGCGCCGCCTGCCCGTGTGATAAGAGAGCCAGCATACTGACCAATTTGCTCAACAGCAGCCTTCGGTAGGTATCTGTAGGCAAAAGAGCCATCTTCATCGCCTTCGATAAACTTAGCGGATGCTGACTCGTAGTTCTCAGGTGCAGACGTAAGATTGCTCAGAGTTTCTGCTGTACCAGTTGCACCAACAGCCGCTGCTGTCTCTGCCATGTTTTCCAGTGGCTGGTCGATGCCAGAACGGAAAGCAGCACCAAAGCCTTGCATGGGGCCGTTAGTGTCCTGTGCAGCTTCTTGTGTAGGTGCTGGCTGTTGCTGAGAGCCCATCATTTTGGCTTCAAGTGCAGCCAACGCACCTTCTTTGTTAGGCCCAGTAATTTTGAACTTACGTCCATCAGGCCCCGTAATCATGTATGTTGGCATTATTAAATCCTATTCAGATATTTCCTCAATAGTGTAATCACTTGCATTGAAGGATGATCCAGCGCCACCGCCGCCAGATAGACCCGGCATGGTCTGAGATAATGGAGCATTTGGATCAACAGTTATGCCACCTTCTGCACGGGCAAGTAACAGCTCTGCCATCTGTAGCTGACGTTGAAGCCAGCGCTCCCAAACAATTTCCTGTGATCCAAGCTGTGGAACTTGACGCCCAAACAGTGCCATCTCAGCGTTTGAGATTGCGCCTTTGGTCTCAGCAACTCGCTTCATTATGGAGTCAAGGCCGATCTCGTTTAGGAATAGGCGCTGGGCTTCTTGCTCATTACCAATAGTCTTACCCATGAAACGATCAAATAGAGCGGAGGGATTAAGGCCAGTGAGGCTTCCATCTGATCCTCTAATCATGCCCAAAGCAGTTTGTAGTTTGGAGATGCCAAACCTTAGATCACCAGCACCTTCGGTTGATTTATTGCCTGCTTTACCAGCACCAGTACCTCTAGCCCGAAGCTCTGCAATGCGTGTTGCATCTGCTTGTTTAGCGGCTGCAACTTCCGCCTTGCGATTGGCATCCTGTATGGAACCATACTCACGAGTAGCAGCTCCAATACCATCGCCTTGGAGAGCACCAGAGTACATAGCGCCACCGATGCGAATGAGGCTTTCGCCTCTTGGTATCATACCTAAAGCGGAACCACGGGCATTAGCTGTCATGTTACCTGCGCCTCTTGAGAGGGCTGGGGAACGAGTGGCAGTTGTACTTGAGCCACCTAAGACTGGTGCCTGCGCTGCTGTTGTAGTGGTAGGGGCTGGAGTGGTTGTGTTGATGAGGACAGGGCTCTTAGAGTTCTGAGCTTCCAGTGCTGCAAAGTCTACAGGAGCCTGTCCCATAGGAATCGGCTCATTATTAGCTGTAGGCAGTACACCGGAAATCTGTGATACATTCTTACGGCGCTCTAGCTCTGCAAGTGCTCTGGCGTCACCAGATGCTGCTTGCTGCTGTAACACACCTTGGTCAATACCCTGTCTGGCTGCTTGTGTGCGCTGCTCCATGGCACTGTCGAAACGCTCAATGCCTGAGAAGTCAGCACCAAGACCGGGGAACTCAGCGCCTGCTGGAACACCTACTGGGATCTGTGCCA